GCACGAAAGACCCGCAGTTGGGATGGTCTGGGAGGACCCGCAAAAGGTGCCTGGGGTGGTCTGCCGCTGCCTTTTCTTCCATGCTTATCCTGCCTGCGCCGCAGTTACCCGTAGGGGGGACAAGGGGGATCATGGCAACCTCTTCTGCAGCTCGGTGAGAAAGTGGGACCGGAACTGCTTGTCGCAGACACGCTGTGCAACATCGTAGAACTTGAGCAAGGGCTTGACGTTGGCCGTCTGCTTACCGACCAGCAGCATCGGACGCAGACCACGGGCACGGATGATGCTGGATATCCTGCCGCGTGTCATGCCCTTCTGATGCACACCGGAAACACCTAGGCTCTTCTTGGCCTTGCCGCTAAGCCTGTTTTCGCGATAGGCAAAGCGCTGGTAGATACCGGGGTGCAGCTTCTTGTGTCTCTTGATAAAGACATAGTCTTTGTCGGTGCTTGTTCCACTCTCCTTGATGGCGGAGAGGATACTCTTGATCTGCCGCACTGTGACGTTACCGGACTTGTTGAGCTTTACCCCGGCACCGGGGATAAACTTGATCCCCTCTATTGAGCGTTCAAAGCCCTTCAGCTTGCGTTGTCCACCCTCCACCTGGGGGGCGAGATAATGATCATCCATCCTCTCAGGGTCTTTAAACCAGACGGACGCTTGCATATTGTGGTTGCGGGTTTTGGTTACCTTCAGGCTATTCAGGGTATATGGGACGGGGTTATCAAACACGCGCTTCATTTCGTCGATCTCTTCCCTACGGATATCGACGGCGGTGTTATCGAGGGCGACTTCCAGAGATCGGTTGACTTCTTTTTCGCAGCTGCCGAGGTATTTGGTCAAGGCGCCGGTATCGACGGTCAGCTTGATCATTCGGCCACCGGAACGGCATCGGCCGCTAATATCCGCAGCAGATGAACAGCCTGGCTCTCCGCATCGTCCACGGCCTTATGGTGCGCGCCAACTCGCTGCATGACTATATGTGGATACAGGTTCTTTACGGTCCGGTAGCAGCGGTTATTAAACCATTCCCATGGCTGTTGTTTTTTGCCGTTTCGGTATGCGGAAGCAAGGATAACATTATCGAAGTCTGCGCCGTTGCCCCACACGCGAAGAAACGGCCTGTCTCCTCGCTGTTGCATCCAATAGGCGAACAACAACAAGGCCAGGTCGATATGCTGACCAGGGCCGACGATCTCAGCCCTGGCTTTATCGCTTTGCCGAATCCACCAGAGAACTGTACTTGTGTCGATGACTCCGCCTGATTCGACGGCAGAGGCCAGATCAACCACGGTGTAGAATTTCTCGCCGATCTCCTGCGCCACAACATCAAACTCCACCGCCCCAATCGCTATTATTGCCGCCTGCGGGCCGTTACCCATGGTCTCCAGGTCGAGCATTATGTCGTTCATGATTCTCTCTTTTTGGTTGAAGTTGAAACGAAATCGCTCCAGGCCAGGTCTTTCCCGGCCAGGTCGGAAAGGCAGGAAGGGCAGATGATATCATCAACGATCATCTCCGGCAGAATCCTTGAGCCGCAGCAGGCGCAGTGCAGCCCCTTCTTCGGCGCCTTGATTATGCGTGTCGGTCGCATTCGATCACAGCCAGTTTTTAGGCTCGGTGCAGGCCAGGTCGGCCAGCGCCAGAACAGACAGCATCACCACGCCGGCAACCAGGACGAGGGTCATGGCGGAAGGCAGCAGGGCCAGTGTGTTCAACCACATCCGGACCAGGACTTCATTCGCCGCGTCCTTGAAACGCAGACCTCTTTGTTTTTTGATCATTGTCCCGTTCCTTTTTGCACTCTCTTGTTCGCCCGCTGGGCCTTCTTTTCAGCCGCAGCCTGGCGCATAGCTCGCCGCGCTTTTTCTTTGAAATGCTCGGTCATATCTCCGCCGGCCGCCTTTACCCTGGCGATCTCGGCATAAAGGTCCGAGGCTGGCAGCATCGGACCAGCTCCGGTGTCTCGGCCGAGCAGCTGCCGTAACAGGCCCTCTATGGTATCGAGACGGGCGTTTATCCGGTCGAGATCGATCATCGCTTAACGACCCTGGGTCATCACTGAGTTATCCAATAGGTCGGGATCCTGGAGGAGGTTATCAAAATCATCAGGCGATAACCGTTATCCTCCAGGTACTGCCGTTTTCCCTGCTTTAACAGGCGGATGAATTCCTGCTTTGATACGTTGACATATTGGATGAATGCATCTTTAGATATTGGTCCTTCGGTTGGCATGAGGTCTTTTATAACCGGCATATCCAACCTGATGGAAACGGCAAACTCGGCTGTCTCCGGCGCGTTTTTAGCGAGCTGTATAGCTTCGTTTGTGGAAAGGTAAAGAATTTCATCCTGTTTGACTTCGCTCACTTCGCTCATAATATCCTCAGGTTTATTCTGGAGTTCCTCGACATCCGTGCTTCGACGGCTTTGTTTCGGCCCATAGTCTATCAATGAGCCCGCGGCTTCTTATTGCAGGCGTTGGCCACCTTGCTCCGTTGCTTGAGGTACTGGACCATGTCCTGGCCCTGGGCTTCCACCTGGTCCAGCTCGGTTCTTATCTCGGCCAGCTCGCCTTCGACCTGCTGTTGATGCAGGACGGCTGCCAGCAGTCGGCGGATAGAGACCATCTCGGCTATCATCTGTTTCAGCAGGTCGTCGGTCATTGGTTAGCTGCCGCTGAAAGGTGAGTTTGAGAGGCACTGCACAGACAATGCTGCAGGGCTATAATATCATCCCTGAAATACAGGCTGGCACACAAGGCCAGGATCAGGCCGGTCAGCAGCATGGCGACATAGCATTTCATTTTACAGACCTCCGTCCTTGCGGTATCGGGCAACGGTGCGCTCGATTTCGGCAATTGCCTCAAGCTTGTAATCCTCAATAACGCTGATGTGTCTCTCTTCCTCGATTGCCCGCTGCAGGTTGGCTACTGCGCGGAAATCGGCAAGTATTTCGTCGGTAATACAGGGGAGCGGTTCGGACAGGTTGGCGTTGTCCAGGTCCAGATCGCAGGATGTACCCTCGCAGAGATAGGCGACGGCTGCCCGGACAACGCCGCAGTGACCCTGATCGTCCAGGGTGGACAGCAGGGCCTTGACGCCCTGGATAGGGTCGTATGCTCCGTCCGCCTTAGCGGTGTAGCGTGGATCTTCGCACCAGTAATCGACGGCGCGGGCGTTCTTTTTGCCGAATATGGCGTAGAGAGTGGAGCGGGTAAGGTACTTTCTGGCAAAGTGGAATATTTGCCAGGACTGCATTTTCTCTTTTTCTTTCGGCATTTATCTCACCTTGTTGGTGTGATTTACTGCAATTATGAAAAACTTGATAAAAACCTCAGCCCCTGCTAGGATCAAAAGTGCGACCAATTGAACCCACGGCAGGATTAACCCGACCGCCAGGGGCTGAGGTATTTTTTTGTTTAAATTTGGCTTATTCAACTGCGAATACCGATGGAAAATAACAGTTAATGGCATCAACCTTGTCGCCGTTTTCCAGGATCAGCAGGAAAACCTGTTTGCCATCCAGACGGTACAGGGGCTTGCCGTCTGTCCTCTGCAGCTGTTCCGTATCCAGCACTATGCTGGTTATCTCGGGCTGGTTCATCACTGGACGGTAGGTGGCTTTTCGGCCTATAAGGTGTTTCATTGTTGATCCTCGGTTTTAGGCCAGATATCTTCAACCGATTTGCCTATATATGCCGCCAGACCGGCCTGGATTCTCTTGCTGGTTCTGACGCCTGAAATCACCTGGCTGAGGAACGGCAGGCTGCACCGAAGCCGCTTGGAAAGGACGGTTTGGGTTAGCCTTTTGGCCTTCAGGGCGGCTTTTATGTTAGTTTTTGTACTTTCCATTTGTCTATTATTAGCTCAATGGTAAAAAATTGTAAAGGTATTTTATGCAAAAAGTAAAAAAGATACTTACAGCGCTTCAAGGACATTTAAATAAAAAGAATTATCAGCAACTTGCAGAGTATTTAGATATTAAGACAACAACTATTTATTCATGGGTGAAAAATGACAATATAGCTAATACAGGAAAAATATTAGCAAAGTGCCCATATCTTTCCTTGAACTGGCTAGAGACCGGAGAAGGTCCCATGGCCATCATCGACAAGAGCAACATTGACCAGTTGCCATCCAGCTGGCCAGACGGCTTGCCTCCCGAGCTACAGGGTTATGTCAAAGCCAAGATCTCGGCCAGGATCGAACCTGGAAACGAACGACAAAGACAGAGAATAGAAGGAAGAAAGGCTCTTTCCGGAAAACAGGAAATACAGAAAGAAACAGAAAAGGAAGGTGAACAGGGCTTGTGGTCAATGTCCGAAATGCTCGTCATGACCACCGCCGTCCTTGAATCGAACACGGTGTACAGGTCGGCCCTGGCTGCAAACGTTCGGGCCTTTTATCAAGCGGTTAAACGGGAGGATGAAATGAGATCGATCAGCGAGAAGCTGGAGGTGATGGAGAAAAACGAAACGGAGATGGCCGAGCGTATGGCCAGGATGGAAGCGATGCTGCTTTCCCTTGGAGCTGCCCCGCAAAAAAGAGAGCAGAACGCCGGGTAGAATTTTTCTATTTCCTGGATCTTATCGACAACCTAACCTGTGAACTTTACTTACTACTTGGTGGTATATATGCGAAAATGTAAACTATATTCTGCATTGACGGTGTGTTTGGGGCTGTTATTTGTGGCAAACATAGCAGCGGCTGCCGGGGCACAACAGGACATAGGCAGGCAATCAATCAATTTCGGCAGTGACAAACAGGCCAAGGCACTGCTCACGTTGATAGACGATTTTCCAAACCAGGTAAACTATCAGATAACCTATCAAAGCGACGCGGACGTTGTTGTTTTCGGCTGCGATCTCTCCACCGAGACCATGGCCAGGATCCACCAGCGGCCGAACGGCACCGGCAGTGGGGAAAACTGGTCGGGTGAAATCATGTACCGGCTTAAAGCAGCTGCCGCCGGCGGATCTTTAAACGACACCAGCGGCGGCAAAAATCCTGGAAAATACATTTCGTTCTAATGTCAGTCCGTCCCCACCCATCAAAGCCCGGCTGGTGGATCATCGACTGCCGGCCGGACGGATACCAGGCCAGGCGGCAGCGGGTACCATTTCAGGGATCGGAGGCACAGGCGCTCGACTGCGAGCGGCGGATCATGCGGCGGCATGCCGAGGCGGTGGAGCGGTCGGCCAGGTCGGTGGCGGGGATCTATCCATCATGGCTGGCGACGTACCGGATCAACCGGGCGGCAAGCACGGTGGAGGATGCAAAAAACTGCTGGCAGCACCTTAAGGATTTTTTCTGCCGCCTGCAGCCGAAGGTGATCACCCGGCAGTCAATCGAGACGTACAAACAAAAACGGCTGACCGATGGGGTCAAGCCGAGGACCATCAACAAGGAGTTGAGCTATCTGTCGGTATTGCTCAAGTGGGCGGCAGATAACAACCTGTGCGATCCTCTGCCGTTTACTGTCCCTAAATTTCCCAACCGGATGACCAGGGCGCCGAAGCCGAGGCCGCTGATGCCGGCGCAGATCACCGCAGTCTTTGAAGCTATCGATCCGGAATACCGTCTGGCTTTTCTGCTGATGGCCGATGCCGGGCTACGGCGATCCGAGGCGATGACGCTGACCCGGGAGCAGGTCGAGCTGGAGCAGGGCATTATTTTTGTCACCGGCAAGGGCAGCAAGGAGCGGATCGTACCAATCTCTACCGACCGGCTAATGGTGGAGCTGGTCAAGCGGCGGGATGTCAAGGGCTGGCTGACCGTCAACCCGGCGACAGGACGGCCGTATCTGACTATCAGAAAGGCCCTGCTGCGGGCAGCGGTCAAGGCGGGCGTTGACAAACATCTCTACCATCATCTTCTCCGCCACAGCTTCGGCACTGCGGCGACGGTGGCCGGTTACGATCTGTCCGCCCTGCAGTCGATAATGGGGCACTCGTCGCCAAATACCACCGGCATATACCAGCACCTGGCCGGCGATTATCTGCGCAGCCAGGGGCGGAAGCTGAACGACATGGTGAAAAACGAAAACGACCACAGGACTAAATAACCTGTGGCCGTATTGAAAAAAACCTGTCCATGTGGTGTTGAGGACAAATCTTTTAACTATTTAATATTATTTGTTATAAACAACACGCGTTTATAATTCCTAATCCTGGAGTCGCGCGTTCGATTCGCGCCGAGGGTACCAATAAAAACGGGGAGTTACCGGCTCTTTTCGGTTACTCCCCGTTTTATTAATTTGTCCACATTTGTCCATGTTTCAGGATGGACTGTCCTCCACAATCTCGAACCGCTCACCGCCGCCATGGTCGCCGATCAGCAGCGACGAGTTGTAGTCAAGAAATTTTCCTTTATCGAAATCTACCCGCCAGGCGCCGTTGATAAAAAAAACAACGCCGATATTGCCGGAGGTGTCTTTCAGTTTCATCAGGTCGAAAATCTGCCGGCCGTTTTTGTCGTCCTGGCCGGTGTAGGCGGCGATGGTTGCCGGGTCTACCTCGTGGCAGGCGGTACCGGTGTCGATGATATGCTTGATAGGATTATTGTCGTACTTGTGCAGGAAATGGTGTCCGGTTACCCAGTGGTCGCTTTTGATGATCATAGCCCGGTAGATCGTTCGAGTGGTCATAACTGATCATAGTTTGTCACGGCCGATCACAGGTGAAGCTGCAGGATGCCGTTGCTTTTTTTGTCCCAGTTTCTGGTGGCAAAATGCAGCCAGGAAATCGGCTGTCCGGATATGGTCATTTCCAGGCAGGTGATGAACTCAAAGGTGTACCAATAGGGATCGTCCAGAATATCCCGGCGGACCTGGTCCGGCGTAGTTTTTTTGAACAGGCAGTCTATAGCCCGGCCAAACTTGTGATCGCTCCAGCGCGCCCCCCCCCCGGTGGCAGTCCTTGGATTGCGCAGTCCTGATTCCGTCCGCCCTCCGTCCCAGAGCCAGTTGTTGACGGTGATTAGCCCGTATCTCTCCCGGAGGCGGTCCAGGGTTATCAGCAGTCTGTCATCAAACAGCCGGAAAATTTTAACCTGATCCCCGTTCAGCTCTCCGTAGATGTCCGGCGGGACCAGCTCGTGCGGTGCAAAATGTTTCGGAATGTAGGTCATTTTTCACCCCGCTCGATCCTGTTGATCCGCTCTTCCAGGCTGATGGTCTTGGCCTGGACATGCTGGATCTCAATTTTATTGGTGGTCAGGCCGCTACTGATACCGATCAGGATATTGATGGCGATAATAAGCAGGGCGGTGGCCACGGAGGTCATGGCCAGCAATATATTTGTCTTGATCTCCATTCCTGAGTGGGCGGTACACATCAGGTGCGGAGAGGCGTCCTGCTCCCGGCGTCCTTCCATAATTCTCCTTGTCGGTTTTTGTCGTTCGTCTACCATTGTTTCCCCCGATTGTCTGTGTTCGGGAAATGACCTCATTTACTGTTTTCCCATGTCTGATATGGTCGCGTCTTTGTTTTTGCTGCCCATCGATGACCCGAACCAGAATTGCAGGATCATCGGTATGGCAGCCGTGACCACCCCGATCAGGGTTGAGGCTATACCCAGGACTTCCCCGGTGAGATCCTGCACGGAATCACCGGTGAACAGAAAAAAAATAAAGCCGAAATAACCGGCGATAAAGACCGCAGACAAAATAGCCTGGGTCCGCCGGTCATCCCGTAGGTCCACCCGGGCGGAGGTACGGTCCTGGATCTCCAACTGGTAGGTTTTTATGTCCAGCTCGCGGAGTTGAATTTTGAAGTCCTGGTCGAGCTTTTTCAGGTCGAGGAGTTTTTCCGGCGAGGCCGTGGTAATGGCCAGTGCTATGTCTGCCTCAGTAGCGTCCGGGTTGCCGAGAAATTTATCGGCTACGAATTTTGTAGCCATGCCGGCGAATGGTCCGCCCAGGGCGGTACCTATTGTCGGGGCTATTGCTCTTACTGTTGCTTTCCAGTCGAAGGCCATTGTTTATATCCTTAGTTTCACGCTATCGCTCCCACGCTGGAGCGTGGGAGCGATAGCGTGGGGCGATGTGCATGTACCGTGTGCGGTAGCGCTTTTACGTTTACCATTAGGAGCGTTGGAGCGTTTGCCGCTTAGCTCGCCAGGCGATTATATTTTAAAAAACGTTGCCGACTCCGATACCTTTTCCCCGCAGACTTCCAGGGTTACGGCTATTTCCCGGCACCTTGAGTTTGGCGTGTCCGGGAGCGGAGTTGAGCTCTCAATTTTTATTTTCAGGTTTTTTTTCAGAAACAGTATCAGGGCTTCTTTGACCATTTTTCCACCGTTTTAGATTTTTACACGCTACAGCGTGGGTTTATCAGTCTCACATCGACCGGCCGCAGTGCGGGCAATAGCAGGCATCGCCGTCTCGTATTTCCTGGCCGCAGTGCGGGCAGGTTGCGCCGACTCCGGTTGGTGCTTTGATTCCTGGTTCCCACGCTGGAGCGTGGGAACAATGGGGCGGGGGTCCCCACACTTCAATTCCTATTGCCATTTCAGACCTCATACGTCCTGTGTTTCCCGGCGGCGGTACCGCTGCCGATTATCCGGCCATCCTGGACAATCACCGAGACCCCGGCAGGGTAAAAATCGGTTGCTTCGACAAACCTTTTCCGCCCGGCTCCGTCCTCGACCTCATAGCGGGTAGAGGACAGGCGGCGGACAATTCTTGCATAGCCGGTGCGGGTAGCCTCCGGCCGGAAGATATTTTTCAGGGCTTGTCTGTCCATTATCGTCTGGCCTCCCTCTCCACCGTCAAGCGGGTATCGGCGGTAAACCTGTCGCCGGTGTCGTCAACGGTCAGGGTGAGTGACCAGTAGCGGACCAGGCCCGACCAGCGCTCGGCCGCCTCGGTAATGCGCACCAGGGATCCGGTCTCGATATGATCGTGTTTCGGGCACTGGCAGGCCTCCATGGTCCGGGAGGTCACGCTGTGATCGATCTCCCGGCGACCGCGGGCAAGCCCGGCCGGGTCCGAGGTGAGCAGCTCATCAACTATGTCCGGCCCCTGCCGGTTGCCTGGAGGCCTGGTAACGGTTATCTGCATTGGCTCTCCATCCCCTAATCAACCCGGTACTCGACCACGACGTCCACCGGGAAGGCCTCACCCGGCTGAAGTACAATACCGTTCACCAGTCTATGCCGGTACTGCATTGCCGTAAAATTATAGCTGATCTCACCCAGGCAGGGCGCGGCATCTGTCCGCAGGCTCCGTCCGGACAACAGCAGGCTGCCGGACCTGCCGAACCATTTGACGTCAGGCTGGCCGTTTGGACGGTGGGGCAGATCGACCAGGTCGGCCGGATGCTGGAATGTCGACTCCAGGGTGTTGCTGCGCGTCACCTGGCCTATCCTCTGCACGTCGCCGCCATCGGTAGCCAGCACGCGGACGATGGCTACCGAAGCGTCATAATGCAGCAGAAAAAAAACCTCATCGCCGGGCAGGAACACCGATTTAACGTTGCCGTCGGCGTCCTGGTGCACCTGGCTGTCGATCTCCGCCACAATCAGCGCGGATCCGGAGGCCTGGTCGCCAAAGCTGGCAATGGCGGTCAGGGTTTTATCAGCCATAGATCACCTCGGGGTAAAATTGCACATCCTCAATATTGTTGTCGATGGCCAGAAACGACCGGTACCTGGTCCGGTACTGGAGCTGCAGCAGCGAGTTGTCCGTTACCGCCGTCGAGACTTCGCCCGCTTCGGTTACCGTCACCTCGCCCAGGTCAACCTGGTTGTAGTCGTGGCCCAGGTAACCGGCGATAGGCCGGCTGGTCCGGCCCGATCCTCCGACGATCTCCACCTGCTCGTCCAGATCCTCCATGACAGTACCCTGGTCGATCAGCTGGACCCACGATCCGCCGCTGTGGTGCATGATAACCTGGGCGGTATCGCTCCAGGGCAGCAGGGTGACACGAAGCTCGTTTTTAGTGGAGGAGATCTTGACTACCGACAGCCCTGTACCGCCTCCGGCCAAAGCCTGGTTGCTGATAAAAAACGTATCATAGCCCGGGCGCGGATCTGGCGAAGGATCGATCTCGAAAAAGTCGTCCTGGTCGGTCAATTCGAGATCAGGCGTTGCCGTCTGCCAGGAATTGACACTGACCGGATATTCCGGCCGGCAGATCAGCACCCCTGAAGGCGAGGTCTGCACCAGGCCGCCGACGGCTGCCGCGATGCGTTTGATGATGGCAATCGGCGACTCGCCCCCACCGGCCAGCACCCCGGGAAAGATGAACCAGTCGACCAGCCGCCAGTCCACGGTCAGGGGTGCGGCCAGGGTGGCCGCAAGCGTTGAGGCCATGCCGGACAGATCGGCCGTCACCGGCGTACTGTGCGGTATGTCCAGCAGGATGGACGGTGAGGCCAGCGGCACGATATAGATATTTGCTCCCGGCCTGCGGCTCCGGCGTGGATGGCCGTCGGTGATGAACAGATAATCGGTACCGTCCACCGTGATGGTAACCTCGGTCTGGTAGGCCCGGTATTGCAGATACTCGCCCTCGTCGGCCAGCTGCAGTTCGCCGACCATATGGTAGAGAGATTCGTCCTGCTCCAGGAAAATATTATAGGCCGAGGTGTGAGCTACCCCGGCACAGGTGACGGCCTGATCGATCCGTTGCACCAGCGCTTCACCGGCCGCCAGCACATAGAGCATATCCAGAGTCATGCGCAGCAGATCTTTGTCCTGCAGGTTGTAGAGCTGCTCCAGGGCGGAGCGGACCGGTCCCTCGGCTATGGAATATTTTTGTTCAAGCCCGGCACGCATACCGGCATGCAGGTTGTAGAGCTGATCCAGGGCTGCCCGGTAGCGCGGGCTGTCGCCGTAGAGTTGGTCGAGCCTGCGGCGCAGTCTGGTTGCGTCGCCGTAGTACTGGTCAAGCGATCTGCGGATATTGGGGGCATTGCCATATAGCTGCACCAGGGTGGCCAGCAGGCGCAGGCCGTAGATCTGATCGAGCAGGGCGGCCAGACGGAAGGTCATCTGGTAGGGTTGTTCGAGGATGGCGCGGAGCGAGGCGGAGAGGAGGTCGTAGGGTTGGTCGAGGATGGAGCGGATTGCTACTCCATCCGGTATTGTCGGGGCGGAGTCTTTATATGGATGCTCGGCCGGCAGGTTGGCTTGCAACCCCCAATGCCAGGCGAGATAGCCTTCTATTTTTTGACGGTCACTGTCAATTAGTTTGGTACTGCAATAAACTATTCCCGCAATTTCACCGTTGAGGTATGGCGAGCCTATTGCCGGGCTTGACCTGGCACCCAAAACCACTCCGCCCTTGCTATTGGCGGTAAAGGCATACGATGCAGCGTCGCTCGCTATCAGCGACCCATCAACATATAACGCTCCTGTCATGGATCCAAATATCTCGGTATATACTCCGAGCGGACACGCACTAGAACCTGTCCTGAGCACCTCGTACGCGCACCCTCGGTTGTTATAGCGGGCCGACAGTACGTTAAAATCATATGTGGTTTTGTTTGACGAACCTAAACACAACCCATCATTGCTCGCCCAGTCATAATACGTCCCAGTTACGGTAAAAAATCCAGCATTTACTACAGATACGTTTTCCTTAACAACCACAAAAATCGACCGTTCCGCCAACGGTAATGATAACGTCGCGTGGCTCATCCATTGCGCAGAACCACTAAAAGACACAGTGTCACGACCGTTTTCAGATCCAATTGTCGGCCGGTTTCCTGCCGACAATTGGCTGAAATGATGATCATTACCCGATTTATCCCGCCACTCGATGACCCCGTTATCTTCCGTAATGGTGTCGGCATCAGAAGCATCCAGCCATAGAGCAGTAGTTATTTCAGCAGGGGTCCAGAGAGCCATTATTTAACCACCATAGAGTACCGGCACCTGCCGCAGCCATTATATGTCAGACCGTCCCGCCTGATCCCCTCATGCCAATCACTGGACCCACACTGCGGACAACGCTGCCGTTTACCGGCCGGTTGGGATTTTACCACCGCACCAATTGGATACCCCGCTGCGATATGTTGTTGCAGCAGGGCCGTCAACTCATCGATACTGCCATTACTATTTTTGGCGTACTGTTGCAAAATTGACAGCGCGGCCTGTATGTCTCTGCCGCTATAGGATTTTAGTGTCAGCATTCAAATTTACACGGCAGGGAATATTGCAGACACTCGTTCGTCTCGTCCGGTGGTTCGGTGGGCAGCACCCCACCTTTGGCAATGGTGACCAGAGCAAGGGCATCATAAAACGATTTACTGTCCATTATGTTCAGGTCCGATATGGCACAGTCGGAGTCCCCCAGGGGCAGCCAACCGCCACCAGCATCCTCAGACCACCGGCGTAAATTGCAGTTGACCGTAATATTTGTAGACGGAGGCGGAGTCTGGTAAATTGTCCCGCCTATGGTAATCGAGCACGACTGAGGGCAAAACTCGGCCAGTCGATATTTTGACTGTATACCCGACCCGGACACCTCATAAAAAAAGAACAGACAGCCCTCCGTCCAATGGCCGTTGGTAGAACGGACAAACGCCACCGCCGTGCTACAGCCGTCACTGATGGTTATTCTGGCTGTCCCACAGGCCGTAGAGGTATAGATGGCAATATTTCTGCCATTTATCACGGCGTCCCTGGTGTTGTTGGTATCCAGGTAAAATCCGCTGCCCCGGACAGACACGTTGAAGGGGAGTCTGCCTCCGGTAAAGACCACGACGCCATGGGACATATCCGGTATAACCCGGACGGAATTATCCTCGTCCCAGACAATCGGTTCCACCCCGTCGCAGCAGGCATAGCCGCTCAGGTCATAGCTGGTAACCCTCTCGCCGCAGGGTTTGGTCCTGGGCTCCAGCTCAATATTCACATAGCGGCCCTGCCCGTCGCGGCCCTGCTCGTCCAGGCTGATGCCCAGGTGCTCCAGGATCTCCGCCTCAGTGTAGCCGGCCCACTGTTTTTCCGTCTCTTCACAGCAGAGCAGGGCGGCGGTGGGCTCACAGCATAACCCTTCCATCTGCCCTGCGGTTTTGCAGGGCAGCTTGGTCTGGTAATGGGTGACAGTTTCTAGGATCCTGGGCATACGATTCCTAATCCTCTTCTTCCGGGCAGGGGATGGCTTCGTCCCACTCTCGGATAACTTCCTGTGTACAGGGATCCACCAGGATATTATGCCGGACACACTGTCCGTCATCCGGATCGTCAGGATTGATAATCACCGAGACATTGGCCCCACCGCAATAGCCGGACATATCCGGCAGCTCCACATCGTGTGTCTCCACCTCGCCAGCCCCCCAGATAGCCATGACGGTTGACTGGTAGGCGGATTTGTCGTCGTTCGGATCGCTGTCCGCCGCAGCCCGGGGGGTGATCTCCAGGATATAGGCGTCGTGCTGCTCGGTGTAGCGCAGGCGCAGCACCCCGGCCACCTTGATGCCGCCCCAGGTGAGCAGCGAGCCCTGCTGCAGGATAGGCGGCGGCGGGATGATCGAGCCATCCTCGGCCACCACCTGCCCCTCCCAGGCGACGGAGGCCAGACCGACCACCTGGACTTCCAGGTCCAGATACTCCGCCATGGATACGCCCCTGGACAGGGTATGCTCGGTCTGATGGATAAATCTGCCGGACAGCACGCCGTAACTGGCCGTCAGTGTATAGGGCAGGTCAGCGCGTGAGCGGTGGATCTGCAGCTCGACTTCCAGCACCCCGTCGGCCACACAAAATGACTTGAACTGCGCCCAGTAGAGCAGCAGGGTCTCAATGGAGTTACCCTTGCCCTCGGTCTTCAGCCAGGCGGCAAAATCGGCGTCGGAGGGCTCGCGCCACTCCGGCTGTTCGATGCGCAGCCAGTCGCCGGAAAACTGGTCGGCAAGCTCGGGCTCTGCCCGGTTGATGCGCAGGGTAAGGTATTGGCTCTCGCTCATTTTTAAGCTGCGGCCTCACCGCCGAAAACCTGGGTGCATTTGTTGTTGGCCAGCGATGCCGAGCCCGCCGGGACTATCCGCAGCTGGCCGACCGGGACGCGGGCAGGATGGGTGGTAAAGGTCACGGTGTCGCCTGCCTGCCAGGTCCCGCCCCAGATCCCGGCCTCTATGGTCAGATAGATCCGGGAAAAATCGCCGTTGACCGGCGAAAAATCGCTGCCGATAACACCTGAACCTACCGCGCCCAGGGTGTCGCCGGACAAGGTAAAGTGCGTCGCGTCGGTGAATGTGCAGGTCCAGTCCTCTTCAACCGTCCCGGTATTGTCCAGGATGACGGGATACGAGCCCTCGTCCACCGTCCCGGCCGCGCTGGTTACTACCATGGCGGTGGCGGACGGCTGCACGTCCACCGGATTGATCAAGCTGGAGACCCTGGACACGCCATCGGCGGTAAATGCCGCGGTAAATGCCTCGGTCACGGTGATGGTGACTATCAGGCCGACCGCGGTCGGTGTCCCGGAGATGATACGGATCTCCTCCTCGCCGTCGGTAGCCAGGGCGTCGGTGTGGCTGCAAACCTTGATCGGGTAGCCGTCCTTAAAAATATCGTAGGTCCCGCCCGGTAAGAGATCGGCGTGCTTGACCTCCACATCCAGGGTCAGATCGGTAATGGCAATATCGGCATCCAGGACGGCGGTACCGACCAGGTCGGCGGCAGCCGCCTCAGCCTCAAGCCCGGCCTGGGTGGTGCGCTGGGTGGACAGCCATTTGACCACAAAATCGTCAGGCGATAATGTTGGTTTGTCGTGGTACAGCTCCGGATCCAGCAGCGGCAGGTTGTCGGTATTGGTCAGTCCCCAGAAGGTCTTGGCATAGGTGGACAGCCCGGCCGCCCGCTGGGCGGAGGTGACGTGGGCGAAAACGTTCTGCACCACACCGGAGTTGATGACGGTGGCAGAGCATCGGCCGTTGGTGAGGGGGCGAAAAACTTTGAGATCGGTTGATTGCATATTTCTTATACCTCTTGCAGGATGATTGACCCGGAAAACCAGTCGTCCGCAGCCGGGTCAACAAAATCAACAGCCGGAGCAACGGGAGTTTCGATGATAAAAACCTCAAACGTACCGCGCGGATGGACCAACTGAACACTCTGCCCCTGTTGCTCCAATTCTTTGACGGCTTGGATCTGGTTCAGTGTAAAATGGTTATCACCGACCAGGGTCAACTGCCGACCGCCGGCGAGAAAAGCACCAACCTGAATGATCATTTTACCGCCGATAGTCCGGCGGGCCGACATGGCGATCTGTTGCGCCGTCTCGATACCCTCCAGCACCAGCTGGTCGGAAAGAACAACTGCCCCGAGACTGATCATGACCGCCCCTTATGCAATTTCTGCAACTCGGCCAAGACCATGGTTGCCATGTCGCGGGCGTTTTGCCGGGATGGATGGCTGACCTGACCGGAAAACGACAGGTTGAGTTTGTAGGTATCGCCGGTTGATCCACCTTTAACCAGGCCGGAAGCTCTGGAGGCACCGATCTGCCCGCCGGTATTAAAGCCAGGCAACGATCGAAGAAAATTAAGATTATTGAACCGTTGGAAATAATTATGGCTGAGTTTGGCTGTCGCCTCCTTACGGATAACGTGCTCGCCATCCTCAACAGCGATAATCCGCCGGTCACCGCCGCCATAACCGGAAAGACCGCCATAAAACGGATCGCCGCCGGTAGCGAATCCTTGGGTGTGACTGCTGGTATACGAGATCGGCTGAACACTTTTTGCCGCGCTCTTTATGCGATTGATGTCCGAAACTATGGAGTCAGCCGCTTTTTTCGATTCCTGTTTAGCCGTCTTGAAGACATTGCTCCAGACACCGTCCACCTGTTCGATTTCCTGGCTGACCTTTTTGGTCTCTCCGGTCATCTGCTCTGTGGTGTCTTTGTATTCGGCGGGGATCTCCAAGATCTTTTTCTTGAACTCGTCAACAACTGATTTTGCTTCATCAAATCGTCTGTTAGTATCACTAATTCCAGCCAACAGGCTATTAAACTCACCAGCGGAAAACTCACCAAAACCACTCAGTGTTTTTTCAAAATCTTTAAGCGGATTGGAATCGATAGCCCCTATCTTTTCCATGCCGGTAAGGAGTAGATCAAGAGGTGTGAGCAGTGTCATTCTCAATGACTTAGCTGTTAGCTCAAAACCTTTAATCATGAGCGTAACAACACCGTGCGCCACCAAACCAAGCCCCTGCCAACCATTGTAAAAAAATCTTAAAACTTCAATTGATGTGCCGATTGCAGAAACCAAAGCAACAAAACCATCTTTCACCAGGTTGACCATCGCCCCACGGTTTCCGACAATTTGTTCTTTTAATCCTTTAAAAATTCCGGAAAGAACCTTGAATGACTCGATCACAAATGTATTTTGAGTAAAAAGCCCGCCGATTTCTTTTTGAAGATCGCCGTAATTGGTACCCATTTCCTGCAGTGCACCGGAATAAATATCGGCAGATGCAGCAGCACGGCCAAAAGATGGTGTAGATTGCTCCAAAAGGATATTGTAGCGGATTTGTGCTTTCTCAATATCGGTTAAATCTTTCCAGGCTTTACCTGTTGCATTGTTTGCAGCATGCCAGCCTTTGACATAATCTTCATTTAAAGTAAGGCCGAGATATTCCGATGCTTCAGCTTCACCCCTCAAAGCTGCAGTCACCCTCTCGACACCGTCAACTAAATTGGTTTTACCGGAGGATAGATCGGCACTTACCTGGATAACTTTTTTCATTTGTTCTGCGGACAAACCAAGGCGCTTAGTCATGTCGATTGTCCTGGCACTGGCATTGCGTAGATCGGTTTCCGAAAAAATACGTAAAGTTTGTTGCAGATCCTTAATAGTTGCTTCCCATCCCGCTATACTGCCGACATCAAACTGCCGGTTTGCCGCCTCAAGGCTGGACCTCATCCCAAAATTAGCAGTAGAAAACTCACTGGCTTTGTCAATGGCTAAGCTGATAGACCGGGTAAACAGATAAAGACCACCAACAGCCGCCGCCGTGGCAGCGGCACCGGTGGCAGCAAACCCTGTTGTTAAAAGAGTGAAGTTCCTGCCGCCGAAGGTTGTAAGAGATCGATTAAGATCCTTGCCAAAACCCGCAACTTGTTTGGTTGCACTGTTTATCGCCTTTCTAAAGCTGGTAATATCGGCGGTCAGGTCAACCTTTATTTTCTTGTCATTCGCCATTGAGATCCTTCAGCGCTTTTAAGAAGAGAGAGTAGGGATAGTCCCAGGTTCTTGATCCATGCCCGGCTCGGATAACGGCAAAAATGCAAGAGTAAAAATTCCCCGCATCATCGTTTCCATTGATCTGGCGACTCCTTCCATGTTGAGGGCGGTCGCTTGGTCCAAAAAAGGGCGGTTCACCTCAACTATCTTCTCGATCAACGGCGTGATTTCGGACGGAGCTTTGGACATCAGGAATTCACGATCAATATCCGTGCAGGCAGAAAGTAAGGAAGAAATACTCTGAACCGGATTCACTTCGTTACTGCTGCAAAGATCATGGATTTCCTGCATGGTCAATTCCCTGACCATCACGGTTTTTTTGTCAATAACGATTGTGGTTGTATTTGCCATATTCCAATCAACCCCCATTAAACCGCGTCGAGCATGACCACCGTAAACGGCTCGGTCAGCCCGGAGGGAGTGGCCATCGATCCTTTCAGCTGGATCTCGGCAAAATCGTCGCCGAGGAAATCGACAGCAGATTCAGGACTGACGGTGGCCTCATGGATGGTGACATAACAGGCCGCGCCGTCCACCATGTTTTTGCCATCGAGAAAGACCGCCATCTTGACCAGCGGCTGGGTGGCACCCTTGATCTTGTACCCGGCCTCGACGCCGTAGGTATAGTTTACTATCAGATCCTGCCCGTCGGTGATGGCGCCGGTGGACAGTGCCGTGATCATGCCGAGCCTGGTGTCGAGGGTATAGTCCGTATCCAGCACATAGGTGGTTACCTCTGTGTCATCGGTGACGGTGACCAAGGAGAGAATCCGGTTGGCCAGGAAAACCCCCTTATCGTGCCGTGCGACAACAGCCTCGTCGGTTATTGCCGCCCCGGCCACCGCGTGGGCCACGTCGTCGCCGAGCAGGGCGATAGCCAGTGCCTTGCGGTCTACCTGGGTCAGGTTAATGGTCAGCTCGGCGGGTTTGTTGATCGCCACGGCGGCCAGGACCTGGCCGTAGCTGTCACGGCCCTTGGAGGTCTGTTCTTTGAGTTCGACATTGGGCTTGATCTCCAGTTTGCCGATGCCTATTTTCACGCTGCCCTGCTTTACGCCTGCGGCGGTAAGGCGATCTATATACACATCGCCCGCGCCGATAAATGATTTTGCCATAATTTTATATCCCTTATGATTTTGCCCGGAAAGTATTGATATACACCCGGATTACAATGTGTAGTACGTAGACGGTCTTGCCGTGGTCCTCGTGGGAGGCGATCTTTATCACCGGCACGGTGGCCGGCATCAGGCCGACAAAATCCGGCAGCCAGTTGGAAAACTCGCTGCGCAGGGTGTCGAGCAGGGGATGCAGAACGGTCTGCACCGCGTTGTCCTCCCGGTGTCCTGCGGTGATCTGGATCACATAGGTCAGGTCCCGGGTGACCGCAGGGCTGTCGGCCACCTGCTTGTCTTCTGCCAGCCAAACTTCGGCTGCAGGGTAGACCACCGCGTCCGAGCGCAGGGCCGGGGTGACTGAGGCAAAGGCGCCCATGGCGGTTATTTTGCTTAAAATTGCCTGGAAAAGCTGCTCGATAGCTGCCATCAATCAACACCCAGGGTAAGGATGGAAAAGAGCGGGCCGTCAGGATCGACCGACATCACCCGGTAGTTTCTGCCGCCGATGGTGATCGCCGAGCCGTCGGGGTCGCCGTGGATGCCGAGACCGGCCACATCCGAGGCGCTGGCCAGACAGTAGGGATCAACCCTGACCATCTGCTCCGAGCGGTAATCGGCCACCTGTTCGGTATCGTTGAACCGGACATTGATGTCGACGCCGCCTATCGTGGCGACCTCGCCTATTGCCTCCAGCATCGCTGCCGCATCGTCGGTATCGAGCATCATTCGGCGAATTTCCAGCCAGCCAGCTCATGACCATTGATACAGGTCGGATGTACCCGGATGGTCTCGCCGTTTTTGGTCATCGGTACCAGGCCGTCTTTTTTTGGCTTATCGTCCTGGATGTTGGTTCCGAAATGATCGGACTTGGTTTCCTGATCGGCTTTGGTTTTTTTTTCCATGATTTTTCCTCTATAAGGTTAATCCGTCCCGCTCATCGCTCCCACGCCGGAGCGTGGGAGCAATAAGCGAAAGGTTTATCGCTCCAACGCTCCAGCGTGGGAGCGGTAATTATTACCCAAGCAGCAGAGCGATCCAATCCTTCTTGACCGCCTTGACGCCCCAGGCCAGGCCGATCTCGTACTTCACCCGGCGGTATTCCCGGTAGAGGGCCACCTGAAAGACCAGGCCGGACAGCGGATCGGTGACATAGAAGACATCGTCGGCCATGTCGCCGCCCGCGGGCATGGCCGGGGACCGGGTGATCAGGTGGATTGCCGAGCGCGCAAAAGCCATATTGGCGGTGAAGCTGTCGCCAACCGTCAGCGCGTTGGCGGTGGGGATGGTCATCATCGCACCAGGAGCGTTCAGGCTGATGGTGCCGGGTGCGGTGATGCCGGTGCCGACCACGTACTTATTGACTTCATCCGCGGCAAAGGTGGCCACGTCGCCGGCCAGGACGGTACCGGAGCCGGTAATGAGGGCTATATCCGAAACCCCAGCGGCTGTGGCCCCGTCGGTGACATAGAGCGTGCCGACACCCTTGGTGTGGTTGACGATCTGCGCCGACTCGCGGATCTGGAAGCCGTGCATGTCGACCAGCACGCCCTGGCGCTGGAAGGTCTCACTGCCGACCATCTGCACCTGCGCCTGCTTGCCCCGGAAGGTGGCCCCGGCGCCAGTATCGACCACCAGCCGCAGTTCGGATGACGGCGCGCCGTTATCGATCAGGATCTTTCTGGCAAAGGAAGCGTCGGAATAATCCCCGGCGGTGGCAAACGGTGTAGTCCCGGCGGTACCGTAGGCCCGAGAGGCGCTTGTGTAGAGCAAAGCCAGATCCGTTTCGACCTCGTTGGTCAGGGTACGGATACCCTGCTCGAACTGCTGCTGCAGCAGTTCGCCATGCATCGAGCCGACCGCAACCTGCTCCTCACCGGACCACCTGATAGGTACGGCCCTGGATTTGGAGATTGTCATCGAGTCGCTGGCAATGGTCTGGTCCCCGTCGTCCGGGGAGGTGGTGCCGGGGACAATATTCCTGGCGGTCGAGGCCGGGGCAACCGGATAAGTGATGGTCTGGCCGACCGCTGCCTGTTCGCCTCCGGCGTTCATGAAGACGGACGGAATGAGTCCAGTCAGCTCGCGGCTGACGTTGCGGATGGCCATGAAGATGATGGGGATGATCCCGGTAAGTGTATTACCCATGATTTTTTAACCTCTTGAAAGTTGTTGATAGCTCTGTTAGCCGCAGGCAATACGCTCCGGGCTACTTCTTGTCCTTGATGACGCCGCCTTTCTCTATAAACTCCGCCTGCGCCTTGGCTCCGAGCTTGTTGAAGTCCTCGCGGGACATCTCGGCGGCACCTTCGGCCGGAGGCTTTGCCGGCGGCACGGCCTGGTTGGCACTGTTCTGCAGATCTTGCGCAACCTGAATGCGCAGGGCTTTTTCCGCCACGACGATTGCTTTGGCGGCATCGGCACCAGTAGATTTGCCGTCGGCGGCCATGGTCTCGATCAGCGTCTCGTGGCCTGGTATCAACTGCGCACGTACGTCTGCGATACGTTGACGTTCCTGCTCCGCCCCTGCAGCCAGGCTTTCGGCCCGGGCAGCGGTGATCAGGGTGTTCATGTGAGCGGTCGCTTCCTCGGTGATGGCCGCGACCAGGTCGGTGTGCTTTTCTTTCAGCGTTTTCAGATCCATGATTGGCTCCTTTATTGTTGCCGCGCTCCCGCGTGGCAACTGGTTATTGGCGGGCGCGGTTGCCCGATTGTTGGTGCTGCTGGTAAAATTCGGGGCCAGGGCCACGGCCCGGTTCAGGTCGGCGGCAGTGGCTTGTATATCGGCGGCCAGGCGGCCGGCAGTGGCGGCAAAGGTGGTGCGGGCCACAGCCAGGGCCGAGGCCTGGTCATCACCACTGTCGCTTCCGGTCGCCGCCAGTTCGTGGGCAAACCCGGCATCAACTATGCCCTGGCCGTGGAAATAGGTTTCCTCATCGAGCATGGCGGTGATTTCCGCCGCGTCAATACCGGAGAAGTGGACATACTGTCTGCCCATCATCAACGACAGGTCGCGGATGACATTGCCGTACTTGAGGATGTAGTTGTGATCGCCCCACACGCCGCCCTGCACGTTATGGATCATATAGACCGCGTTGTCCTCGGCGATGACCTTGTCGGCGAACAGGGGGATATACGAGGCTGCCGACATGGCAAAGCCGGACAGGCGGGCGGTCACATGGCCGGGATAATTACGCACCAGGTTGGCAATTTCCAGACACTCGGAGATCAGCCCGCCCGAGCTGGAAATCACCAGTTCGACCGGATCGCCGGAGGCGTTGGCCAGTTCATGGCGGATGTTCTCGGCGGTAATGTCCCAGCCGACTATGCCGGAAAGAGTAATCTGTTTCATTGGTTATCCTCTGGTGGTATTGGTTCGGCAGGTTGCGCCGGTTTTTCAGGCGGCAGCAGATCGTTGTCCCTCAGCAGTTGGTTCTCCCTGATAATTGTCGGCAGGGCCGATTCCCAGTCGCCGCCGACCAGCCGCGACCGCTCTTCGGACCGGCTGGTCAGACGGGCATCGATTCTGGCTACCGCCGCGTCGATCTCTTTCTTCGGATCGAGCTGGGCGGGGGCGTCGCCGATCCACAAGGTGCTGAGCCAGGCTTTCTTGATCAGCTGATTGGTAAAAAATCCGGGCGCGGCCAGCCTGCCTTCAGCCACAGCCTCGGTGATGATCGCCTCATAGACCGGCTGACAGAGCATCTCTACCAGCCAGGTGCGACGCCGGCGGAAATACGACCAGGCCTCTTCGAAGGCAGCCCGTGATGCCGAGTATGACGAGGTGAAGTGTTTGACCAGCAGCTCGAACGGCAGCTCCAGGGCCACGCCGATCTGCCGGAGGATGGCCAGCACGAAACCGTCAAAGGCGGTATTGGGCCGGCCGGGGGTAGGAGATATCACACTCTCTCCGGGCATCAGCCCGACCATATTGCCGTAACCGAGTTCCAGGCCGGTCATGTCGAGCTGCTTAGCCGGGTCGCCGTCCGGATTGTCGTCGGTCGGGGCCGGGTTGAGATCCGGCAGACCGGTCTCGTTGGTCACAAAGACGGTGAGCATCCCGGAGACCACGGCGGCCATGACCTCGGCGTCGGTATAGCGGCCCAGCTGCTTGATCAGCTCAACCACTGTGGCGAGATACGGCACCCCGCGCGACTGGTTAGGCCTGGTCTTGTCATAGAGATGCAGGACCAGGGGATTACCGTTCCGGTCAAAGGCCTTCAGTGTGTCCCAGGAAAATTCGTTCTGCTTGCTGGCCAGATACAGCAGCCGGGCGTTACCGGGGTGCTGTTTCAGGACATGGAAAAGCTCCGTCGCCCCGTACTGGTCTTTTGTTATCCCGCCGGCAACAGCTTCCGTATCCGGCAGAAACCTCGGATTGCAGACCCTGGCCGCCTCGATCATCTGCAGTTTGAGCGAGTAAGGCGATCCCGGACGGGCAAAGCGCGGCAGGTTAATAAAGACATCGCCGTCCTCCAGGGTTTTCAGGAAGGCCAGGCCCTGGTACAGCTTGAAGGGGAAATGCCGTTCGGCGTCGATCTCGCGGGTTTCGGTGGCGAGGTGAAATTGCCGCTCGGCATCACGCTCCCACTGGTCGGCCCTGGCGTCGTCGAGCAGCAATAATTTCCGATCGATCTGGGCTTTGACGGACAGGCCGGTACCGACCACCTTGGTCACATTGGTCTTGAGCGCCCCGGCAGCAATGGCGTTGTTGCGGTGGAGGTTCTGCGATTCCTCGCGCAGCGTCGGCAGGTCGGGCAGTATGGAGCTGTCGGCGGACATCTCCGGTTTGCTGCCCAGCTTATTGGCCCTGCGGCGTTTGTCGGCCCCGGTGTAGCCGCCGGACATAGCCAGACGGACCCGCTCATAATAGCGGCTTCGCCCGGCAACCGGGCTGAAGTAATTGACCACCTGATCGACCAGGGTGACCGGCACGTCGATGGTCCGCTTACCAAAAGTGATTTGTTTCGCCAGGCTCATCGCGGGGTAACCTCCACGATGCGCGCCCGGCCGTTACGCGACAACCGGTTGACCCGGCCGTTCCAGACAGCGATCCCCTGCTGCACGGCGGTAAGATCCGCCCGGGTCAGCCGCCGGCCGTCCATATCCACCGCCTGTCCGGCGAGGATCTTGGTTTCCGCCGCCAGGTAGTCGGCCAGTCTTGCTTCAGCTTGTTCAAGGGTGATGCCTGCCATTTGTTGCCCCACTCGTTGAGATCAGGTGAAAAGATACCTGCATTGACGTGTGGATTATATCCAGTAAAAAACCTTTAAAAAAGTAGGCTTTTGCTGGCATTTGCTGGCATTTGCAAAATGAATTGCAAAAAAGAAGGGGAAAAATGAAGAAAAAGAAAATATCAAGTAGATGAAAGGTGCACACTCGCGATGGTCTTTCCGTATAACATCACAAATTGGATGTTATACGGATCCGGTGAACTGCTTGTTATGCCTTTAAAAATACAATCCAATGCGACTTTGCTGTTTTCCCGCAGCGGTTCCCGAAAAGCGGCCGCTCCGGTGTCAGCGCCAAAATTTGAGATACAGGTACTTCGTGCTCATTCCACTTGAAAATCATAGTGCCTTCCGATTTCAGCACACGGAAACACTCGGCAAAGCCCCGGCGAAGTTCGTCCCTCCAATCGCCTTCGAGCTTGCCGTACTTTTTAGCAATCCAGCCTTTGCGGCCGTTCCGTATCAGATGCGGCGGGTCGAAGACGACCAACGAAAAGCTATTATCGGCAAACGGAAGCGCGGTGAAGTCCGCTTGAATATCCGGGTCAACGATCAACTCCCGGCTCCCGCCCTTGCTCGACTTGTCCGTCAACGTGTGCCTCTCTTTTCTTTTGTCCACGAATACGCCCCTATCGTCCTGGCGGTCAAACCAGAACATTCTCGAACCGCAACATGCGTCTAAAACCGGCATAACGAAACGCTCCACAAAGACTTCGCTTCGCTCAGCTTGTGAGCTAAGCGTTGGGTCCTTTACGCGGTCACCGTGCTTTTACCGCCGGGCCCCAACAATTAATAGGAAATTCCCGCCCTTGAAGAAAATCAGGAATGGGACCTTTCCCGCTCATCTGCTTCATGAAAAATGGAATTTCATTATCGGCGCATTGCCACTTTAAGGATCTCGCCCATTCTGGATTCATTTCCCTGGCATTTGGTCCAGATTCACCCCCGCATATTATCCAGTCAATGTCGGTTCGATAGTTATAAATACTGATGCTTTCGAGCATCGGCTCGACACTAACGAATTTAACAGCAGCATGCACCTCACTGAGATACAACATCCGATTCTCAAACTGTTCTTGATTTTCGGCAGTGACCCCAACCCATACATTTTCCGGGTATTCAAATGGCAACACTTCTGCCCGTTTGGTCAACAGCAGAAATGTCAAATGCGGACAGCCGGTAATTACTTTCCATGCATCGTCACGCCACTCGTCAGCATCCTCAATAAAAAAATCCGACCATGAGCAGACAAACACCTTGGCAGGATCTCTCCAGCGTAGCGGGGCGTTGAAGGTCGCTGGCTTGGAACGGACTACCATTTCCGGGTTCTGACCATACCTGGCCTTATCGCGGTACATGTAGCAATGAGCGCAACCAGGAGACACTTTCTGGCAGCCCTGCCACGGGTTCCAGGTGTGATCAGTCCAGGTAATTCCGCTATTTTTTGCCATTATTCCCTCACCCTATTTAATTTTTGAACCCGGCAGGCCAGCCTGGCAACATTAACCGCCGTTTTGGTCAGATCCTTATCTTCCTTGATCAGTGTCTTCCGGTTGAGATACAGCAGCTCCGCCCTGGTGACCGTTACCAGGTTATCCGGCGTAAAGTTCAGTTTATCGCCATCGGCAAAAATTACACAGGAACCATCCGGTACCGGCCCGTTGGCCTGCTCCCAGAGGACAACCTGCTTCGCTCGCCAGACGTTCGGTTCGGCGGTCTTGATATGGACATACCCGTCCTTGTTATCGACCACCTCCGAATCGACTGGCTTCCAGGTATGCGGCCGGTTACCCTCCTTGAAACGGGTGCAACTGAAGCCGTTGTGGCCCTTCTTCCCTTTATTGAATGGATTGTTGCCCTTGGCAAAACGACCGGTCCGGCCGGTCTTGATGCCCCGCCGCAGACACACCTGCTTGATTGCGTCCTCCGTCACCGCCAGGCCGAAGTGGTTATTGAACGACCTGGTCAGCCAATAACGTTCGATGGTGGCGTGCCTCCGCAGATAGGCGATCTGCTCGGCTGTGTAGCTATGTCCGGACATCCCCGGCTAGCCTTCCAGCATCTTCGGCAGGTTATTGCCGGTGCCGTTCTTGAGAGCGATTCGGGCCTTTAAGGCCAGACCGCCTACAGAGATGATCTGACAGGCGATATCTGTCACCGCCTTGGCCCGGTTGATCTCCGAGGAGAGTTTTTCACCGGATAGTTTCTCGTCGGCCAGCCGGTCCAGCTGGGCGAAGAGTTTTTTGTTTAATTCTCCCAAGGTGTTGTCTGTCTGCATGGTGTTATCCTTTGTGGTTTTGGTCTGCGTTGTTTTGATGTCGCTTGATACGGCTTGATACGGCTTGTCCTTTCTTGGCGGCGTCCACCCGCTCCCACGCTGGAGCGTGGGAGCGATATGAGGCTGGAGCGCTCCATGACGCTCGGCATAGGCTTTTTCTTCATGACTCCCACACTCCATCGCTTCATGATTCCCACGCTCCAGCGTGGGAGTTATGGAGCCATGACGCTCGGCATAGGCTTCCTTCAGCCTGTCAAATTCATCCTGGGCGTAGAGTTTTACCCCCACCGGTAACGGAAAATTATCCTTGCCCTTGCGGATCATAGCCCCCGTCCGGCAGGTATCGCAGATAGAGGCGCCACTCGTTTTCCCGCGGTTCGATCCTCCCTTGACAGCCCTGTGACCGGTGCAGGCGGCAACGAGCGCACTCTTTGTCATGGTGACGCCGGCTCGAACGTTTATCGGGCAGGATTTAGCTGCCTTGATCGTCTCCCTGTCCAGCGCGCAACTGCGCACCCCGTTTTTTATTGGTTGTTTTGTCGTCATATCCAGCATAGCCGGTTCCTTCAAAAAGTTGTTATGATTCCCACGCTGAAAGCTGCTTAGCTCCTCATAGCTCCCACGCTCCAGCGTGGGAGCTATGGATGTGTTATTCCCGCCAGTCGTCGGCGGCGATCCGTATAGACTGCACATAGTCCTGCAGCTCGCTGGCGAGGATCCGCAGGCCGCGGGTGCCCCTGATCTGGCTGTAGCCGTGCAGCCGGCCGCCGCGCACCAGGTCGTAGACCTTCCGCTCACTGCAGGCGAGGATGCGGGCTGCTTCCGGCGGGGCGACCAGCAGAGAGCTTTCCAGCACCGAGCGCTTATAGTTTTCCACGTCGCCCCTGGTGATCCGTTCTTGAACTCCGCCGGCCATACCGGCAATATCGTCAACCATTGGTATTTACCCCCTTTGAATAGACTTTTCTGCCCGACCCGGCCTCACTCTGCCTGCGCCGGTTGCGGATTTGCAGGATATCGGCCAGGGCCAGGCCATACACTCCGATGTCCCAATGATGGTTCGGCTTGCCCTTGGGGCAGATCCACCAGCCATGCTCGTCCTGATACTCGGAACACATCTGGGCTGCGTAATCCTGGCCGACGTCGGCATGCAGACGGATAGCCCCCTGGTCGGTCGGCTCGATATTGATCTTGCCGGACAGCTCGTTTTTAAACAGGGTGACGTTGATGGTGTAGAGATGCAGCCCGCCTGGAATAGGGATCTTCTTGCCCTTCGAGCCAGGAAAGAAATCGATCTTGGTCCGGTTCCATGGCTGGTCCATGGTCCGCCTGCCCTTGAACGGCCGAAACAGCGGATTCTGTCGGCAGAACTCGTACACCTCGGCGGTCCTGGAGTGCTTCGGGTTATGCGGATTAGTGCCGCCGCCGGAATCGATGGCCGCGGCAATGATCCGGTAGGCCTTGCCGTCGGCGTCGCTGTAGGTCTCGGCGGCCTTGTCCTTCAGCCTGGCGAAGGTCTTTAGATAGCCGTGATCGATCAGGTGGACGCCGAGGTCCCGCCCCCAGCCGAAAGCCCAGACCTCGTACCAGAAGCCGCTTTGCTGGGTATCGGCCAGGAGGACCAGCGACGAGATGTCGCGCGGCGCCACCTTGCGCGGCATCGACTTGTCCACCAGCCGCAGGATATGCTCCTCCGACCGGTCCTTCTGCTCATAGACGTAGTCGATTGCTTCGTAACCGTTGGCCCAGGCGATCTTTTCCGCCATGGTCCCGTCGATGGCCCGCAGCCAGGCGGCGGCGATCTCGGTCAGGGAGATATCCAGGCAGTCCCAGGCCCGGTGATGGAAACCGACCTTGGCCGGCCGGGCCAGCTCGCCGCCCTTCACCGCGTACCACCTGCCGGAGCGGATAGCCGCCAGCCGCTCGTCATCGGTCCAGACCGTGCCGCAGTCGTTGCAGGCATAGCCGACCGGCGCGCCGCCGTCGACGCTCTCCGCCGTGCAGCCCTCCGGCAGCACCAGGTGTTCGCCGTCCATCCTGATCAGGCCGTCGCAGTGCGGACAGCTCGCCCGGTATTCCCAGACCTGCGGACAGGCGCGCATACCCTTGAAGATGAACATCCCTGCCGGCGTGGAGGAGAAAAACCGTTTATACCGTCCCTTGAACAGCCGGTTTCTTTTTTTCAGCAGGGTGATCGAGTCGGTTTCCTTGCCGACCTGAGGCGGGTTCTTGTCCACCTCGTCGCCGAAGCTGTACTTTGCCGACCAGGTGGCGGTGGACGAGGCCGAATTGGCATGGGCCGGGTGGATAGTCACGCCATGCCTGAGCTTGATCTTCGACATCGAGGTGTCGTCCTGCCGCTCGCTCAGGTATTTGGCCATGTGCGGCGAGGCCGAAAACAGAGGGATCAGCTTGCCGCCGGTGACCTTATCGCCGGTCTTTTCGGTCGGCATCATCCAGAAGATATCGCCCGGGGCTACATCGACCGCCCATTGCAGGCAATTGAGCATAGTGGTGGTCTTGCCGCTCTGTTCCACTGCGCAGAACCACACCTCGCGCACGTGGGGCAGGCCGAAGGTGTCCATGATCTTGACCGTATGTGGGGCGAACTCGTGCCGCCACGGCCCGGTATGCGGCCCGTCGGTCACCGTCCGGTACCTGGCCGCATGCTCGGAGACCCTGATCTTGTCCGCGGTGCGCATCCGCCAACGGATTGCCTTCGGCACGCGGGGCAGGAGTAATTCCCGGCCGGTCAGGTCCCGGCGAAAGGCGGGCGGTACCCAGGCGGGAACGGGCCTGGGTCGGGCCGGGTTTATGGTGGTTTGCACTGGCATCACTCCGCCTCTTTCTCGAAAACTATATTGATCTCGTTCCCGGCCACCTCGTTGAAGGCCCGGTCGACTATCTCGTCAGCCAGTTCGAACACCTCCTGACTCCTGTTCTGCACTCCGCCGGCCTGCAGCACCAGCTCAGCCTGGGCCACATACAGGTGATGGCGGATACAGTCGCGCAGGGTACCGATCAGCCCGGCGGTGACCGCCCAGGCGTCGGCGGCGTGCAGCCAGAGTCTGTCCTCTTCCCGCCGCATCTTCGCCGCCTTCAGCTCGGCCATCTCCGCATCGGCCGCAGCCTTGCGCGCTTCCGACTCCCTGGCCGCATCCGGTGCCGCCGACCGGACAGACACATCCAGCTGCTGGCCGTACTGCATCACCTGGTACCGGCTGACCGAGCCGTCCCGATGCTGCACCGGAAATCCGTCGCCGCAGTCCTGGTAAAACTTGCCCTGGCTGATCTTATAGCCCTGGGCCTTCAACCAGTTAAGGGCCTGCTTGCGGTTGACGAAACGTTCGGTGGAGGTGTCGGCGGCAATCATGGCGGTTATCAGGCCAGCACGGTGAAAATCTTACCCGCATCAAACTCCGAGAGGGCCTTCACCAAGATCTCTTTGATCCTGGCTGTAGCCGCATTTTTCCAGGCCCCGCCGTCGGCCTCATACAGGGCGCAGCTGTGGTCTTTGGCGTTGATCCTGAACACAAAATTAGAGACCGGCTGTTCGACCTCGACAAAGGTCCTAAACGGGGCCAACTGCACCGGGTTGGGTACCACCACGGTTTCCCGCTTGCTCAGACCGACCCTTGCTTCGACCACCTGCGACACGCCATCATCGAGCGTTCTCGATTCGGCTACGGTGGTCAGGTTGCCGACCAGTGCCAGGATTGCCGCAGTGGTCTTATCCTGGACAAACTGCGACTGCAGGGCAATAACGAAGTGCTCGGTATCTATATAACGGCCAAAAGGAAACAGTTCGGCCTGCAGCACCGCCGTCACCGGATATTCACGCTGCCGGTAATCTGCGTCGGCGGCGCTCATCACCGCCACGCCCCCGGGAGAAGCGACATGGACCAGATACTGGAATCCGGAGGAGACCAGCTCCTTGCGGCAGAAGTCGACGATTGCCGTCAGGGTGTGCACCTCGACATTGCCGATTACAGGAGGGGTAAGCTGGTAAAGTTTCCGGTCGGAATAATTCCGGAAATCGACCCTGTGGATATCGGCCGGCGCGAGCTTGAGAATTTTGTCGATAAAACTTTTATCTACTGACATGGTCTGGTCCTTTTGTTGGATGGTTTACGGTTTAGTTGCCGTTTTGTTCGGCATCGTGCAGCTCGGCATCGTGCAGCTGCTGTCTAATTTTTTTTTCCGCCTTGGTCTCGAAGAGCTGCTGCTGTCTCGGTCGGTGTTCCTGCGCCTCTACCCGGCCGCTGATCGGATCGACCCCGGCGGTGATAAAGCCCTCCAGCGGCGAATCCTTGCCGAGCTTGCTCGAACAGGACACGACAAAGCCGCAGATACCCCGGTTACCCTTGAACGGCTGCAGGCTGATCTTGATATCGATGACCCGCTTCGCCTCCGCGTCGGTGTTCGGGTCCTGGATATTCTTGACAACCTTGCGCAGCTCGTCGGCAAACCGCTCTTCCAGGGCGCCGGCGAGCAGATTGGCCAATGTTACATCGATCATGGTGTTCTCCTTGGTTGAATTTTGCGGCCGGAGACCGGCAGCAGGTAGATGTTGTTACGGCGCCCAGCTCTATCGCTCCCACGACCAACCCCATCGCTCCCACGCTCCAGCGTGGGAGCGATAGAGCGCACAGGAGCGACAGAGAGGTAGTAGCGCTGCAGATAAAATTCGCACACCGCCAGCAGGGACGCCACCCGGATGCGCGGCAGTGCCTTGGCCTTCGGCTTGCTCAGCGCCGCCATTTGCTGTTTCATTTTCGTTCCTTTTGCGGCCAAAGGCCGCCACTGTTAAACCGTTTCCTTGCCGAAGGCACACTTGCCAAACACCCGGGCGTTGCGGACAAACAGCTCCCGGAAGATCCGGCACAGCGCCCCGTGCGCCGGGCCGTAAAACAATTTAGCGAACCGGTCGCTGAGATCCCGGTTATTTTCCCGCCAGTCGCCTTGCACATCGATTATCCCGGCGGCATCCCCGTCCGGAGACAGCCAGCCGGTCACCGGATGGCCCTGCATAATCCGGTAAAAACTCATCGCCTCATTTCGCTCCAGCTCCGGCAGCACATTTATCGCATCGACAATCGGATCGTCAACCTCGCTAAAACCGTTTTCCACCGCCGTTTTCAGTTCATTTCCAACCATAGGCTGGCTTGCATCGACCAGAGGAGAAACGTCACCCCTCCCCCCCCCTTGAGAACTCTCAGGGGAAAAGGGCTGCTCATGGCCGGAAGGAAGGGAGGAAGGGCCAGCCTGCAAAACCACAGGTGGCAGGCCGCTTTCTATCCAGAGGCGCAGATCGCCGCCCCGGCCGGCGTAGTCCCCGGCGTCTTTGCCGGACGGTACAGGAAAGAAGCGGGCCTGCCGGTACCCCGCCTGCCACATCTGGAAAGCCTTCGGTCCAGGGCCCGGCTTACCGTCTTTTCCCGGATCCGCATCGAGGGCGACAAGGATCACCGGGGATTCGTGCAGCTCGGCCATGAACCGGGCAGGCAGCCCGGCGCTCACAGTGCCGATGCCGATGACCATCACCTGGTCGTGGGCATCGGCGACGGCAAAGGCGTCCAGCTCCGCCTCTGCAACGACAGCACCGCGGTATCTGCCTTCCGGACGGATCACCAGTGGGCCGGTGCCGCTGCCTTCCAGCCAGACATATTTCAGATCGGGCAGAAACCTTGCCCGGGCCTCCTGCGACCGGCGGACCCGCAGCCGGTGTAGCTGGCCGCTCCGGTCGTAAATCGGGATCAACAGGCCATCAGGCACCCACAGTTTATCCTTGCCGTCTTTGACTGGAGAGATCCCGATCGTGGCCCGCTTTACCTGGTAGCTGTGCGCCAGCCAGCCGAGCCCGAACCGCTTCACCGCCGAAAGATCCAGGCCACGGCTGGCCAGCCACTGCAGCACGTCCGGCTGCTGCAGGATGTTTTCCCGGCCCTTGGCAACCATGGTGCAGGCCCAGGCCTGCCACGCCGGAGGCGGTGCGGTGACGGAGCTTACCGGCAGCGCCTGGGCCTGCCGGTGCTCCCGCGGCCTGACCGATGACAGCTGGTACCTGCGGCTGCCGCCCTTGCCGTTTTTTCCGCCGCCGAGCCGGCACTTGTCCCGCACCTGGCAGCAGTCGACCTGGCAGTCTTTACCGGCCCGCTCGTGGGCAGCCGGGCAACTGAGTCCTTCCTTCCTGCGCAGCCAGGTTATGATATCGCCGCGGAACTCACAGGAATAGCACTTGAACCCGCCATCATCGCGCATGTTGAACTTGTCCGATGTGTTCGAGCCGCCGCACTCCGGACACGCGCCGACCCACTTGCCGGACTTGCGGCGAAGGTGGTAGCGGTCTGCTACTTCAGACAGGATGGAAGAAATGGTCATTGTCGTCATTTATGAGTAAAATTTTCTACTCATACCCTTCTCATAGCTCAATTCATTTAACTAACTTATTAATATTATTATATATGATTACTAAAAAATGAGTAAATGAGTAAAAATGTACGCGTACGTATAGTAAAAAAACTGCATTGATTTTTTTCTACACGTACGCGCGGCCAACTTACTCATTTACTCATTTTCGACAATTGACTTGCTGTAATTCCGGTATGTTGTCTGCATGAAAAGGCAAATGAGAAAAAATGAGTAAATGAGTAAGTTGCTTTTCATCGATTATTATTCTTGTCCTGGCTGATTAATTCGAGGATATCGATTGAAATCGAGCAGGCCCAGACATAGGTAACCCCGCCGATACCATCGACCTTGAAACCTTTTTCCCGCAGCGACTTATTGACCGTCTTCATCGCCGGGATCCGCTGCTCGTGCGCCCCCTCGTTTTGCGCCCACCACCACTCAAAGATGGCGTACATCTCCTTGCAGGCAACCTTCATCTTTGGATGGTCCGGCAACGACGTCAGGCAGTCCAGGACAAACCTGCCGACATAGTCCTCTTCCTTGCCCAGGGTGTCCACGGCATCGATCACCTGTTGCGGCGGGGCGAGTCCCATAGCCTGCCAGTCTCGGCAACCGTCGACGATCCAGCGCAGGATTCCCGGCTTTATCTCGCGCAGTTTATCCTTTAACTTTTTGTCTTTCTGCCGAAACCTGTCGGCAAATTGAGGTTCTTTCTTCTTGTGGGCCTCGACATCGTCGACGTAGCGAAACGGAAAATCAATAAGCAGCAGCCTCTCGCGCATGGCGAAATCATGGGTCATGCCGAGAGGCACGTATTGTGTCCGGAGCATCATGGTGTGGGTGGGATAGAAATTTATCTCCGACTTGAAGTTTGGCCGGCAGTTGATTTCATCCTCGCCGGTCAGCTCCTTGACCACCGCACTGTCTATTTTTTTTCCCTTGTTGGTCTCCGATCCGGCAACCAGACGCTTGCCAAGCAGAGAATAATAGTGCTCGCTTGCCGCGGACGGACTGGGCGGATTGCGTTGCTCCAGCAGCATCGCCGGGTTGATGGTATGGAAAAAAGGGCGCAGCACCTCTCCGATCAGGTTGAAGATTATACCCTTGCCGTTCCGGCCAGGGCCGAGGAACACCCAGATATACTGCTCAAAAGCATGGCCGGTGGCCGCGTATCCGAAAGAGCGCTTGAGAAATTCCGGCATTTCCTTCTCGCTGTCGGTGATTTCCTGGAGCACCTGCTCCCAGAGCGAATAGTCGGCGTGCGGGTCGTAGTCGATATCCAGGCACCTGGTCATCCTATCGGCCGGATCACCCTTGGTCAGGATCCCGTTCTTCAGGTCGATTACCCCGTTCCTGCAGGGTAATAACCACGGATTGCGGTCGAACTGCTCTTCTTTGCAGGCAATTGACTGATCGACGATAGGCGCCCAGTGTAAAACTTTGCTGACACCGTCCCTTCCCCGCAGCCGGTCGACGCGCGACTGGTACTTCTTCATGAGGTTGAGCTTCCAGGCCTCCTCGTGTTTTTTGTCTATTTCTTTTTCCTCGACCTCTTGTTTCAGCGGGGCAAGGATGCGCTGATACTCCAGGGCGCATTCCTCGACCGCCGCCGAGGCGGCAAGCGATTTATGATCGATCTCCCAGACGTTGCCGTTCCAGGCCTGCCACTCGCCATCCTTCGGCGTGATATTGTAGATGAATTTGTCCTTGAACAGGCTGGCGAACATGACGCCGTCGCCGCGCTCGTTGGCATCGAGGCAATCCTTAACAAACTGATCGTCCAGCGGCTGCCGCTCCTCAGTCGGCAACAGTTCCGCTGCCCGATCTTCGACAGCCTTAGCCATTTCTTGAGGTGTCGTCATGTCAAAAAACCGACACGTAAAAAATGCAACTACGTGAAACAAAACATATTTTCATTATTTCACCGAAAATAATTTTTCAAATGGACCCACATATCGGGGCACGAAAGACC